GGTAAGGACAACTCAAGCTGGCGTAGACCTAACCGTAGGTTCATTGGCTCGGACGTATACCTGCCGACGATGATCTCGGAGAAGGTTGGGCGAATCCTTATCGCAGTAGACACAAGCGGGTCTGTCGGGGGTCCGGAGCTTAACGCCTTCCTAACAGAAGTTAGTTCTATCTGCGACTCGGTTAACCCTGAGGTGATCGATCTTATTTACTGGGACTCACAGGTAGCAGCACATGAAACTTATACCGGCACTGATTCTTCTAGCCTTATTCAATCTACTCGGCCAAAAGGTGGAGGGGGTACTTCACCGTCTTGCATCACACGATATATGGGCGAGCATCGCATCGAGCCTGAGTGTGCCGTGGTTCTGACTGATGGCTACGTTGGTTCTGATTGGGGTGGTGCGTGGCCGTGTCCGGTGCTGTGGTGCATCGTTGGGGGCAACCAAGTGGTTTCTCCTATTGGTAAAACTGTTCACGTGGAGAACTGAAATGGCGAAGGTAACTATTGAGATGGGCTACAAGTCCTACGTATTGGACGCCAAGGACGCCCTTGCTCTTGCTGAGATTGTCAGTAAGGCGGAGATGTTCGAGGAGAAGTATCACGGTGGTGGGCAGGACAACACGTATCACGTGTATTCAAACGAGGAGCGGTTCATTATCCGCGTCTTGCCCGACTCGCTGTACAACATGGCGAGGCTGGCTGGTAAGCCAGAGAAGTCCTAACAATTGTTAGTCGCGTTCGTAATTAAACCTAAGGAGTAGAGCATGAGCATTGCATCATCAGCAGTATTGGTAAGCCTCAACATCAGCGTGTGGCCCGCATCGAAGATCGACCGTGAGGTCACCGATCAAGTTAACAACGACAACGCGGCTACGCACGACGCATCCCAGACCAAGAAGAATCTGTTTGCTGGTACGCACCTACGTAAAGACATCGAGAAGTTCGCAGCCAAGTGCCGTGTCAATAACATCAGACTCACGCTCCCGTGGGCAGACAAGGGCGAGCGCTTGCTTGCGACCAAGCTGTTCATGGAGCACAAGGCGTTCATCAACCAAGCCGAGGCTGAGTTCAATGGGTTGTGTAACAGGTTCTTTACTGCGTACAACCAACTTGTTCAGGACGCGCCGACTAGGTTGGGCAAGATGTACAAGGCCGAGGACTATCCGTCGCTTGATGAAGTGCGTGCGAAGTTTGGGTTCCGCTACGTGTACTCACCTCTGCCCGAGGCGGGCGACTTCCGACTGGACGTAAGCAACGAAGAGCTGGAGTCCATCAAGGCTTCATACGAGCAGCAGTTCCAGACCCGCATGAGTGACGCTATGCGTGAGCCGTGGGAGCGGCTTCACACTACGTTGGTAGGTATTAGCGAGAAGCTGACCGATGAGCCTGTCACTGACGATGATGGTCCGAAGCGGCGGTATCACGAGTCGCTGATCACTAACGCCCAAGAGTTGTGTGCGCTCCTGACCAAGCTCAACATCACTAATGATCCGAAGCTAGAGGACGCTCGCCGTCAGCTAGAGGTTACGTTGGTTGGTGCAGATATTGAAGTGATCAAAGAATCACCGATGATCCGTGAGTCGATGAAGGCCAAGGTCGATTCGATCCTCAGCAAGTTCGATTGGTAAGTTCACAAGTCCACCCAGACCTAACAAATGTAAGGAGTAGAGCATGGCAACAATCAATCAACAAGACTACGACGTCAATCGCAACTTGGTTGGGCTACCTAACGTAGTACTAATCCAAGACAAAAACCCGCTGGACACCACCAAGTTCAGCTACCAAACCAACCTGTATATCTACAAGGTGCTGCACCCACTGATGGGCAAACCGTGGACGTTCATGCCTCAGCACACGAGAGGTAAGATGGACGTAGTAGATGGCAAAAATGTCCGGATCATCACCGACTTCTTCATCTACGAAGGTAGCGAGTACTTGGGTAGCGTTGGTATCTCTTACGTTGGCTCAGGGTACAAAATCGCAGTGGACAACCATCGCATAGCCGACAGCCGCAAGAGCGGGAGAGCTTTCCGCACCGAGAACTTGGAGCGGGCTACGCTAACCATACGCAAGAACTTCTATCGTATGCCCGATGCCGAGCGGGTCGAGAAGGTCATGACTGGGGTAGGTAACCAACTTCAAGCTGCCCATTGGGATACACAGCGGGAGCTTGCGGGTAAAGAACGGGCGGTGTACGAGAGGGCTAGGGACTTCGCTGCCTCCAACATGGCGCAGTACATACATCAGTATCCAGATAGAGGGATGTATGTCGAGTCGTTTGAGAAGGCCAAGCTAGATCACGACACGACTGTACACATCATCAAGATGCAAGAGAAGGACGAACTGATACTTGTGGTACGGGAGAGTGAGCACTACATTGTCAAGGTTGGTGGTACAATATCTTCGATGACTGATGACGCGCTATCAATGGACCTACGAGCCAAGCTCGGTATGCTCAAGCTGGTGGAGAACGGTCAGTGCATCGAGGGGATGGGGTTTCGAGGCGATGAGAACACCTTCCTCATTACACCCGAAGTTGTCAACGTCTAAAGCTAACAAAAGTTAGGAGAGAGTCATGGATGTACGGATGCTTAAGCATGTGCGGGAACTGTTCGCTGTTGATTACGTGCCACTGCACACACAACGACACAACCAGAAGCAATGGGTCAGGGCGGTTCGTAGGTTAGGTGACCGCTGGATCTTAGCCACCCCAATCTCTAAACGGAAGGAACCGTATGGAGCTTAACAAACCAAAACGAAAGGGGCGTGGTCTTGGCAAGAAGCCAGCCCTTTTTAATACGAGCGTGCGTTTGAGTAAGGAGGTGATGGATTATCTTAATCTCCACCACCCACACAACAAGCAAGCCAAGATCCGTGAAATTCTCGCCGACTATGTTCGTAATCAAAACCAAACCAATGGAGTCCGTAATGGAACCGAATGTGCAGCCTAAGAAACTTACGATGAGCGCCAAGATCCGCGAGTACCTCAGGACTAACCCCAATGCTAAGCCCGAGAAGGTAGCCGAGGCAGTCGGCGCTAAGATTGCGTCGGTATATGCAGTCAAGAAGTACGACAAGGATCGTGCGGCTAGGCTCAAGCGCAAAAATAAAGCGGCAGTAAGTAAAGCCCCCGCTTTGTACAACAAGCTCACTAAGGTACTTCAGCGGCCCGACACCATCCCTGCAATCAAGGCCGAGCCTAAGGCTGTTGTTAGTATGGTCAACCATCCTCCTCACTACATGGTGGGTGGGATCGAGACGATTAAGTTCATCGAGGCCAAGCTGACCCGCGAGGAGTTTGCTGGTTACTTGAAGGGCAACGTACTCAAGTACGGCTCACGTATTGGTAGCAAGGGCGCAGCGGTTCTTGATGCTGGCAAGCTGGCGTGGTACGCCGATAAGTTGCACGAGGTTCTGAGCACCTCTCCCTAACATTTGTTAGGTTCCCCCTGAAGGCCGAGCCAAGTGCTCGGTCTTTTTTTGTCCGCGCTCTCGCGGCTAAACCAGTTCCCCCTTTACATTGTCCAGTTATGTGGTATAGTATGGGGACTCAAAGAGGAGTTTACATGGCAGCAACCCCCGAAGCCAAGGTGAAAGCTAAGATCAAAGCCCTCCTCGCCAAGCACAACATTTACTACGCTATGCCTATTGGCACGATGTACGGCAATAGTGGTGTGCCTGACTTCCTCTGTTGTATGCGGGGTCAGTTCCTAGCCATCGAAGCCAAGGCAGGTAAGGGTACGACGACAGCCCTGCAAGACAAACACTTACGCACGATCCGCGAGAGCGGGGGGATGGCGATAGTGATCAACGAGAGCAACCTGAACGATTTAGCCCAAATACTGGAGCCTTAATGAGCATATCGAGCGGAGTTCAAGCAATCGTCAACCGTATGGCGTCACACCCAAACGAGTTCTTTGGGGATACTGGACGATGGAATTTTATTTTCAAAGACAACTTCAAGGACATCATGACCGAGCCTGAGAAGGCCGCTATCTATGACGCACTCAAGCAGGTACGGCGTCAGCAGTTTGAAACTCTGGTTATGACTACGCTGCTATTGCAAGACCAAGAAGATGATCCGGAAGATGAGTCGGAACGCGCTTACCAATTAAGCAGAGGCAAAAACCGTAAATGAAAATAATAACGATTGATTTTGAAACTCTGTACACGAAAGACTACAGCCTAACCAAACTGACTACTGAGGAATACGTAAGGGACGAGCAGTTTGAGGTAATCGGTGTGTCGGTGCAGGTGGACACCGATGAGCCTCAGTGGTTTTCTGGTACGCACGCACAGACAAAGAATTTCCTTGGGCAATACGATTTTGAAAACAATTTGGCGCTCGCCCATAACGCTATGTTCGATGCTGCTATCTTGGGTTGGACTTTCGGTATTAACCCTAGGGGTTGGCTTGATACTCTTAGTATGGCTCGCGCTCTACACGGTACTGAGGTGGGCGGGAGTCTTAAAACCCTAGCCGAGTACTACGATATCGGTGTGAAGGGCGACGAGGTTATCGCCGCTCAGGGTAAGCGCAGGATCGACTTCACCGACGCTGAACTCGCTCGGTACGGTGAGTACTGCAAGAACGACACCGCGCTCACTTACAAGCTCTTCCAGTGCATGTCCGACGGGTTCCCAAAGATTGAGCTTCGCTTGATTGACCTGACGATCAAGATGTTCTCTGAGCCTGTGTTGCAACTCAACTCTAGTCTGCTCGCGGAACACCTAACAAATGTTAGGGCGGGGAAAGATGTATTGATGCAGTCTTTGGAGACGCAAGGATATACGCGGGAAGATCTCATGAGCAACCCGAAGCTCGCTGAAATCCTATCCAAGTTTTACGTAGCTCCCCCTACCAAGATTAGTGCTGCTACTGGCAAGAAGACTTGGGCGTTTTCTAAAACCGACGAGGAGTTCAAAGCCTTACTTGAGCACCCCAGTGAAGTTGTACAAGCTATCGTAGCCGCAAGGCTTGGTGTGAAGTCCACGCTTGAAGAGACCCGGACCGAGCGGTTCATCGCCATCGCCCAACGCGGACCTATGCCAGTTCCCCTCCGATACTACGCCGCCCACACGGGACGGTGGGGTGGTTGTTTAGTTGCCGATACAGAGGTGTTAGTGGTTAGTCTACAAAACGGGGTCGAAACCAAGCGAATTGTTGATGTACTGCTTGACGACTTAGTTTGGGACGGAGAAGCATTTGTACCCCATGAAGGCGTGGTGTTTAGTGGGTTCTCTGAAGTTATAGCTTGGGATGGAGTTGTAGGGACCGAAGATCATGTCGTATTCACAGACGCCGGAGAGATTAGCCTACGAGAAGCGATGCAGGGACAACACAGAATTACGGTTGCGGGAAGCCCTAGCCAAAACAATGTGGACAGCGCTCGGCAGTTTGCGCGTAACAGCAAATAGGAAAAAGTATGCTTGTACCAGTGTATGACATTAAAAACTGTGGCCCGCGTCACAGATTTTCAGCGAATGGTAAATTGGTTCACAACTCGGACAGCGTGAACCTTCAGAACCTCCCCCGCAGCAGCCCGTTAAAACACGCAATCGTAGCCCCAGTCGGCTATGTCATATTGGACGCAGACTCAGCCCAGATCGAGGCGCGGATCGTTGCGTGGCTGGCTGGACAGGATAATTTAGTTAGCGCGTTTGAAAGGGGCGAGGACGTGTACAAAATCATGGCCTCTTCTATCTATATGAAGCCCGTTGAGGATATAACCAAAGCCGAGCGGTTCGTAGGGAAAACCGTGGTGCTCGGGTGTGGATACGGTCTCGGCGCGGTAAAACTCCAATCTCAACTAAAAAACTCTAACGTCGATACGCCTCTTGAGGAGTGCAAACGGATTATCGACGTATACCGTAAGACCTACCCAAAGATCCCCGATCTATGGAGGGACGCTCACGACGCACTGACGGACATGATGAGTAATAAAGTTTCGGCCCTAGGCCGCGACGGGCTACTTAAAATTGAGGGTAAAAACGGAATCAAGTTGCCCAATGACCTGTACATCAAGTATCCCAACCTTCGCAAGGTACAGCAGGAAGATGGCAAGAGCGAACTGCTCTACGACACCAAGAAGGGTCGGTCGTTTATACCCACACGGATATACGGTGGGAAGGTGGTGGAGAACCTGTGCCAAGCACTCGCTCGCATCGTAATCGGCGGGCAGATGCTTATGATTGCTAAAAAGTACCGCGTGGTCATGACTGTGCATGACGCCGTGGCGTGCATTGTTCCAGAAGGGGAGGCAGAACTAGCTAAGGAGTACGTTGAACTATGTATGCGCTTACGTCCGGAGTGGGCGCAGGACTTACCTCTTAATTGCGAATCAGGCTACGGCCACAGTTATGGAGAGTGCTAATTGAAATGTCCGGAATGCAACGCGGTTATGCGAACCAAAGATACACGAGAGTGGAGGGATACAGAGAAAGAGTTTGATTGGATAGAGCGCAAGAGGGCATGTTCAGCTTGTGACTATCGGGTTATGACAATTGAAATGCCTAAATCTGTTTGGACTAAATACTCGGAGCAAAGAAATGATACCGATGAATGAGCAATGGCGTAA